GCTGACTCTTCAGCTGCGTCTGGTTTGTCGTGGGGTCAGGTTGGTTCAGATCAGATATCTGCGGGTGCGGTGACTGAAACTGAGTTGGATTCGTCGGTTGTTCAGCAGTTGGTTCCTGTGGGGACGGTTGCGGCGACGATCAGGTCGTCTGCTGATGCTGGTTGGGCGTTGATGGGTACGACGGTCACGAACGCTGAGAATAATTATCCGGCGTTGTGGGCTGTTGCTCCTGCTGGTTGGCAATCTGGGTCTGATCTTGTGTTGCCTGATATGTCGGATCGTTATTTGTCTGGTAAGTCTTCGACGGACACGTTGGGTGCTGAGGTCGGGTCGAATGATGTGACGTTGGCTACAGCGAATTTGCCGTCGCACACGCACTCTGGGCCGAGCCACAGTCACACGATTAATCACGGTCACGGGCACAACATTCAGGCTGGTCAGAGTGCTCATACGCACAGTGTTGACCCGTCTTCAACAAGTGTGACGATTAATGCGAATGATTTGGACATGGTGTACAACACAGGGAGTTACACCAACACTAATTACATCGCTACTGATACAAGCATCACCGATCCGTCTGGCAACCACCCGTACTACGTGCCTTCTGCATTTGGCATGGCGGTTGCCAGCACTACGTCACATACCCATACAGGAACAGTTGACATTGCTTCGTTCACGTCAGGGCCAACTGACCCAGCAATCGTAATGTCTGGCGGCGTGACAGATCACAGCGAATCTTCAGGTTCCGCAGGGACAGGTGCTACTGGTGCGACAGGTGACGGCGACTCGTTCAGTATTCAAAGCGCACACCTTGTCGTAAATTTTCAACTCAAAATCTTGTAACGGTGACGTTTGTACCGTCCAGAAAAGGACAGAATGCCCGAATAATAGGGAGGTGAACAACATGATGCGGTCAGTTATTATCACGTTGATTGGTTTAGCGATTACAGCAGTTGGTATTTGGGGATTGCAGGAATGAAGGAACTTGCGGCTGTCACTGAGTTCGTCGGTAACGGCACTGCTGTTGTTGTTGCGTTGTTGTGGGCGAAAGTTGCGTGGCGGGCTGGTATCCAGAGCGGTGCGTTGCTGTTGGTAAGCATTTGTGTGTGGGCGTTGTCGAACTGTTGGTATGCGATTGCGTACTACAACCGTTTGCAGGGTTTAGGTGAATGGTTTGATACCAACTCGGAACAGATCGCAGAAACATTGCAACAAACCTCAATGGTTTCGACTCCGCTGTTAGCGATCTGGGTGCTATCAGCAATGCTGAAAGGGAGACGGCGACGTGTATAGCCTCGGTGATCTTCCTGCGGCATTTCTGGTGTTCACCTCAGCGGCAGTGTTGCTTGTGATTGCGTTCAATTTAGACAGGTCTAACAAAGTGGTAGCGGATGTTGCGTCTGCTTTTGTGGGTGCCGCAGTGTGTGTCACTGCTGTCGGCTCGATCTATCTGGGTTTCGGGTTGGATGCGGCGTTCAATGTTGAGGGTTACAGGATTGGTAACACGGTGAGGCCGTGGGCTAAAGCCATTGGCGGCGTGTCGTCGTTGGTGTCTGCGGGTTACGGCATATCGGTGATGCGTTGGGTAAAGCAGTATCGACGTTCTACTAAGTGGTGACATTTGTACCGTGTAAACTGTTGTTGTGAATACATCGACGTTAAGTATGACCGAGGTGTTGGCGCAGTTCGGTGCCGCATCAGCGTTCGCTGGGGTGCTTGCCACGTTGCTGTGGCGGGTGCTTCGTGAATCGAAAGAAGAACGTGCAACGATTATGAAGATGATGGCTGATGATAACCAGCGAAACATTGAAGCGATGAACGGGCTGAAAGATGTGCTGTCCGACCTGAACTTGAGCGTTCAGTTTGCTATGAGAGATAAGGAAAGGCGTGACCGTATATGAGTTGGGTTGATAGACAGCGTTCAGCGTGGGAAGAATCCGAGTACCGGATTGCGGATCACACTACGTCTAGGGAAATGGATTGGTCACGAGTTCAAAACATTGTGATTCATTACACCGGCGCGCAAACAGTCAACCGTGATACCGCCAAGTTGTTGCAAGATTCTCAACGGTATTACGTCAATAACCGTGGCTATTCGTTGGGTTATAGCGTTGCCGTGGATCAGGACGGTATGTCGTGGGAGATCCGAGGCACTGATTTCATTCCGGCAGCTAACAAGAATTACAACGGTGTGACGTGGGTAATTCAGGTGTTGGTTGATTGGCAGGATGGTTGTAACCGGAAGATGGTTGAGACTGTCCGTAACCTTGTTTGGTTTGCCCGTCGCAAAATTGGTCGTGATGTGCCTGTTATTGGTCATCGTGATATTGGTTCTACTCGTTGTCCGGGTGACGGCGTGTATATCCAAGTACAGAACAAAGTGTTTGAACCTCAGACACAGAACCCATTAAAGGAATTTGAGATGCAACTCGTTAATCCACCTGTCCGTGCGTATGACTCTCGTAAAGGCGATGGTTCGTTCGCTGATGAGGAAACTCGTAGTGTTCAGACCGGCTATCAGGGTGCGGTGTTTGTGAACGTGACTGTTGTTGGTGCTAATGGCGACGGGTTTGTCACTGTGTGGGGTGACGGTGCTCGTCCTGATGTGTCGAACGTGAACTATGCGACGGGTGACACCATTGCTAACTCGGCGTGGGTGCCTGTTGCTAACGACGGCACGATTCAGGTGTACTGCTATCGTGGTTGTGACATCTTGGTTGATGTTCAAGCGTGCTCTAAGTAAGGAGAGAACGATGAAGAAGGTTATTGATAACAAGATGGCTAAGTCGTGGCTGAAAGTGTTTGGTTCGACTGTTCTTGCACTGTTTCTTGCAGATGGTGGCGACGTTGTTGGTGTGGGCTGGGGTGATCTTCGTACTTATCTTGCCGCTGGTATTGCATCGATTCTTCCGTTGGTAATCACTTGGCTTGATCCGTCTGATGCACGGTTCGGCAAGATTGCTTCTACTGATTCCGAGGCAACCGAACAGTAGGGCAGTTGCACAGTCGCCCGAAAGGGTGTATGCTGTGCTTTATGAACACAAAAAAGAAAGAGCTAGTCAGCCCTCTTGCTGACCGGCCAACAACTATTCCCCTTGATAACGGGGCACCTGTCACAGTAGGTGACGAGATCAGCGTTCATGGCGAAGGCCGTTACAGAGTGAACGCTATTCGTCCTAACGGCGAACTGAACTGCTGGGGCAAGATCGATTCCAATGGTCTTGCGAAGCAGGGTTCTATGCGTACGTTCACTACAGCACAGATCAAAACTGTGCATGTGAAGAAGCGTATGCAGGACACGCTTCGTGCGGAGGACACGCTATGAGCCAGCGCGAATTGGCACGTCTTGCTAAAGAGTGGTTCATTGCTCACGGCATGTCAGGTAAACAGAACTTCGCTGAGTTACAGCACACTCACGATCTTGACGACGATCAAATGATGATTGTCATAGATCATTTCAACAGATGTGTTCGTCGTGTCAAACAGGAGTTGTTTCGATGAGCCGTTCAACTGTCCCGAAACCTGAGCATGGTTCCCTTGAATGGTTGCGGTTACGTCACCGTGACAGCATCGGTTACCCCGTTGTGTCCGCATCTGAGTCTGCCGCTGTCCATTCTGAGCATCGTTTCAAAACGAAGTATGCGTTGGGTGCAGAGAAGCTGGACGCTGAACCTGTGGTGACTGTGCAGAACAGGGCTATGGAGCGTGGCACACGCCTTGAACCTGTGCTGGTGGAGTGGGTTGCTGACGAGATCGGTCAGCCTGTCGTTGAGCCTGTTGTGATGTACACGTACGCCACTAAGGATGCGTCGTTGATCGCGACGTTGGATGGTGTGGTCGGTGACATTGAGAACCCTGAACGTGTCGTTGAGATCAAGACGTATAACAAGACGTGGGATGAGTCAGCCGATCTTGACGGCTACGGCCCGTTGCCTGCGTACTGGTATTGGCAGGGTGTCCATCAAGCGATCTGTGCTGGTGTTGACGAGGTGTTGTGGGGCGTGTTCGACCGCACCCTTGATCTGCACTTGTACACACAGCATGTGGATAACGCTGTGAAGGAACGTCATCTTGCGGAGGTCGCAGATTTCTGTCGTCATGTAGCGACTGGCATTATCCCTGACGAGTGGGAACACACGTATGACGACATTGCTCAGTCGTTACCTGTTGATGAGGAGCCACGCCGGATAGATGAGCATGAGCCGTTGATTGCACAGTTGCGTGCGGTGCAGGCAGAGAAGAAG